ATGATATATCTTGGCACTGCCTTGTTCTCAAAGTAATCAATATTGTAGTTTGATGCAAGTTGATCACCAATAAGTGAAGCAAGGGCTGAAATAATATCTGGAACTCCATAATAAGTATTTAATGGAGAGTATTGCTTAAAATGAATAACCTCATTTGGTCTCGTATCTGTTGTTACAGGGTTTTGATTCTTTGCCCCAAAATTTCTAAAGTATGTAACTGATGGCTGAATAATCTGAACATATCCGTCATTTAATCTGCGAACACGCATTGTTGTTGATGGAATATGACCAATGTAACCAATCTCTCCTGTTACTTTACGACCAATTTCCATGTATCCATTTCCAGTTGCCTGCACATCTACATAAATCTTTTCCATAATTTTTGTAAAACTGTCGTCATCGTTAAGGGTTTCTAACCAATCACGCATTTCAATCTTTGCTCTTTCAATTCTTTTACGAGCACGACCAAGAGAATTTTCATCCTCAACGTTTTCAAGTTTTAGCATGGTACGTGAAGAAACAACAAAATCATAGCCAAGACCAACGACGTTTTCTACTTTAGCGTCGATAGCAGCATGGTTTGCAAAAGATGTATCGTAATAGTTTGCTAATTCATAAAGGTTATAGGGGGGTGTAATTACATCAAAAAGCCCATAACCATTTCTAACTGCTGTTCCTGGATTGATGGCTTTTGATTTTGTGTTATCTGTACCAGACTGAACTGCATTTGCGCTATCTAAATATGCGGAAGTTGGATCTACTGCCTTGCCAAGAGTACGAGCAGTGCGCCTTTTAAAATTTTGATCAAGATTGTTTAAATTTTTAATAAAATCCCAGTTTTTATTAAAAGGATCGTTCTTTTTAAATTCATCCTCTTTGTCTGCAAGATTATCAATACTTGCTCCAAGATAGTACTCTTCTTCATCAATCATCGGAACCATGCTCCTTTATTGTTTGCTGTGCTGCATGAACTGCGCCCAAATCATTCATATTGGGAATAAGTCCTTCTTTCATTCTGGCAATCTGCTCAGAGTATTCCATCTCACTTACACGATTTACGCCAGGATGAAAAACTGGTTTTCCTTCTGGCTGACCCCAATATTCTGCTGCTTTGCGTAATTCCATGATCTTTTCAAGATCACCTTTACGTGCAGGAATGTTTAAAAGGTTTCCGTGACCATCTCCAAAAACCTTGCCATTGGGTTTTTCCCAAAAATATAAACCCCAATCATAGTTTTTTTCAATAAGTTTTATCTTAGACTTACCAACTTCTCCTGGTTTTTTCTCTCTCATAACCATTAGTATACCATATTATGCTACAGTTGATGTAGAACTTGTCCAAATTGTATCTTTAAATACCTTTAAATAGTCAGTCTCTATATAAATACCTTCATCGTCATCTATAATATATTTATTTGTTCCAACATAGTTTTTATATACTTCTCCAGCATTAACGATATACCGGCTATTTCTGCTTTTAATTAAAACGTTATTCCAATCTGAATCATCCCAGTAGTTCCAATTTTGGTCGTTTATTTCTCCCCACGTTCTAAACAAAATTTGCTGCTCAAGTTGTGAATTAGTACCTTTATAAAAAGATATGTTGTTAAAAGTCATTAGATGTTTTAAATTTATTTTTCCATTATAAGAGTTTAAATTAAAGTTAACTGGGAATGATATACCTAAAACAGTCCATCTTTGAATTGATATAGTTGGCTCTGTTACATAAAGTCCATCTAGGTAATAATATAGTTCTGTAAATAATGTACTATTAGATTTTCTTTTAGCAAAAATAGTTGCTCTATCTGCATTTGATGAATTAGCCTGAATATAAAACTCAATGGTGTCATTTGCGTATTCTATTTCAAATATTAAAACTGGGTTTTGAGGAAATGCCCATAGGTCTGACCTGATAAACATTTGAATAGCACTTAGAGAATACTTAATGTCTAAACTTGGATTAATGTCAATACTCAACCCACGATTTAAATTGTTTAGTCCATCTCTTAATTCAATCCCGCTTTTTCTTGTAAGGTATAGGTATGGAACGCTTTCTTTGTCAATAACATATGGATTAACTCCTTTATAATCAGGGATACCACTTGCTAACTTGTATGGAACCAAGTCTATTGCATATCTACTTTTTATTGGATTTGAATCATTTGCATTTAAACTTTTTGCTGCAAATTCTATTTTTCTTAAAGAAAGTTTATTATGTAATATACCAAATACTTTAAACCTAATAGAATAAACCATTGATATAGTGTTAAAATCAATATCTTTTGATGGATAGATTAAATAATTATCAACAATCTCAAACCTTTCACTCTGCCAATCTGCCTCAGTATTTAAATTTAATATTCTTTTCTTAATTGCTGGATTTGTTGTTGCATAGTCTGCGTCTGCTTGCGTAATGCCTTGAGAAATATCTTGAAAAGTAACATATACTCTTACGTTTGAATTGTTAGTATTTAATGAATCAGAATTGTCTACCCAATAGGTGTCTCCCTCTTCTTTTACTTCAGATGGTGCTGGATAGTCAATATTAAACTGAATAAAATCAATATCTGTTATAGTCTCTTCATCTTCATCTAAAACATCTTTTGCAAGTACTGATAATGGAATGTAGTCTTCCCAGTAACCAAAAACTGAAATATCAATAAAAAACTTTCCATAATCTTCAAAAGAAAATAGAGTATAACTAGAAACATGATCAATAATAGAGTTTGAAAAATTAAAAGTACCGTCATCATAAAAGTATGAGTCTAAAGTAAAAGATGTATGTTTATATGTGTTAATTCCAACGCTATATATATTTCCAGTAAACATATTTTCTTTGTTTGGTTGGCTTCCAATGTATAATTTTAATAATCCTGGATTTGCAAAAAATTGAGCAAGACCACCTGTTGTATTGTTTGCAACTAGTTTTGAAATTTGAATTCCGGCAGTAAAAATTCCAACGGGACAAGTATGCGATCTAATCGTAGTTGAAACTCCAGCATAAGTAAAAACATAGTTTAGTAGAGTAGATTCTTTTTTGATGGCAAAACTGTTTACTCCGTCTGTTATGTACAAGAACATAGCATCTTGATTTTCTGTTAATTTAAATGTTCCAACAATAGAATCTATAGCGTTTGAAATAAATGAAAGACTTTCAAAATATATATAAGAATCAGTTCCCCAAGTTCCAGATGGCTTCAAACTAAAAAATTTAGATCCTGTAGTTTGAATTAATTTATTGGCAGCCTCTAGTTCGGTTATGGTTTTATTGTCAGATAGAATAAAATTAGGCAATTCATAGTCCGGAGTTTTAAGTGTTGATATTCCAGGAATTAAATTATCCTCAATTCCAGAATCCCAAGATCTTGTAGTTGGATATGTTATGTTATTGCTATATTCTGCAAATGGATAGTCTATTTCTACTGTTGATCCACCATAATAATTATCTATAATTTCTGGTGTTGTTGGAATACCCTGACCTAAAATATAATGAAATTTTCCTGCATTTGTTGAAATAGAATATGGATATAAAGAAATACAATCAATCTTAATTTGATCCACATATGTTTCATATGCATAGAAAGCAATCCAGTCATTGCTTTTACTTGTCTGTATTTCGTCGTATTGTGAAGGAAGATTAATTAATGAGGTGTCAATTACCAAAGATCCAACTTCTTCACCATTAACAAAAAGCATTGCTTTGTTTTTAATAAGTTTAATATGAACAAGCATTGGTCTATACCATTCACCAACAAAATGTGAAACAAAATCTCCATCAATTACTAAAGTTAAGAAACAATCTTTTACATACAATCCATCTGTTGATGCTATTGGTCCTAAAATTCTTTTTGCATCTGTTGTATTTACATCTGCCTGTAACCAAAATTCTAAAGTATAATCGTTGTATCTGCCAAATTCATTTAAAAATCCATAGCCTGGAAAAATAAAAGATGGTTGGGTGTTTGTAATTAAGTCTGTTTCATCTACAAAATAATTAACATCTGTCCAAGAATCTTCTTCATTTTTCCAGTAAGACCAACTTTCTTCAGCAACCTGTTCCCAAGTTCTATAATCAACTATTTCTGAGTGTGGGATTAATTGAACTGCTCTGTCTGATCCATAAACAAGCGGTACACCAAAATTTTTACCACTCAATGCATTATTGTCAACAACATAGTATCCACTGTTTGCATTAAGACCATAAGCATTTGCCTCAACTACTCCGTCTAAAGATAAATTAATAGTTGCTGGACTTGAAAGTTTTGTTTGACCTAATGATGTTGCATTAAACTCTTCACTGTGTTGACCTGCAGTAATTCCATTAAAATGAATATTATAGGCTGCAATATCTGCTCCTCCTGGAGAAGAAACAACTTTTATAACAAATTTAAATTCTTTGTCAAGGTCTGGAAAAGTAAATGTTGCTGAAATTGGAGTCCAAACCTCTGATTCAATAATTGTAAAATCTTTAAACTCTGATCCTCCATCATACTCATATCCAATAGATATTGAAACAATATTTGCACTTTCTGTATAGTAGTATGTGCTTAAAGCAAAGGTTTGTAGTGTAGGATTTAAAGATTGAAAATTTACTAGGTTTGCACTTTTTATATAAGATGTTGTGTTTGACCCAGAAGGAAGCGTAGACCTAAAGACTTTACGATAACTATCTGGAAATGGTTGAATTTGGTTTTCCCCATTAAAAACTGGAGTTGATCCAGAAATAACTGTTCCTTCTGTTTTAGTCCAAGTATTAATATCCCTTTGTGCTTCTGATATTAAAGATATGTAGTCTGCGGAATCATCTAGTGGCCAAATTGCAAGCGGATGCTCAGCAAAAATTTTCTCGGCATATAAATTAGATGCAATATTCATTATTAGTCTATTTTATCATACAAAGGGTTTCCCCAATTTACCTTTTCATATTCTAGTCCAGCATATGGGGAAGTTCCTGCTGGAGTATTCCAAAATTGTGACATAAGCAATGCACCGCTTTCTACCATAGAAATGGATCTTGCATATTTTTCTTTTTCTGGAATAATAATACAATCGCCAACGTTTAAATCTATAATTGAGCCATCAATAGTCATTTGTGCTCCAGTAAAATTATCCCCCCAATAAAATATTGCAGTATAGCAATCTTCTGGTCTTCCTTTGTCGTATCCATTTCCAATTTGAGCCCCAGCATTATATCTTGCTATGTAACTTTTTCCTAAAATTGGAGGTCCATACTCAGTATTTTCTAAAACTCCCGTTTCTTCTTGCACTTTATTGCAAATCTTAATAAATGAGTCGACAATACTTTTATTTAAATCTCCATAAGTTATTAAATCAAAGTTTACATTCTCATTTGAAAATAATGGGTCATGTAGTGGAATGTGGTCTTCTTTTGTATTAAACTTTGCACTTCTGCAATAGTCAACAACTTCAAAAATTTCTTTTTCATTTAAAATATCTTTAACAATTTTATACATTAAGACACCTTTATTTCACAATAGTCTGTTGTGCAATACATTTCTCCAACGGAATCAAGATTCTCAATACCGTCATAAATTGCATCAAAATTAATGTGAGCAACTTTTCCAACATAGCCATCATACTCTTCTTTAGTAATCTGTGTATATGGCTGTTGTGGATAAGTGTGATTTCCCATTGGAAGGAAAGAAACTGCTTTTAATTGACCCTCGTACATATGAAGTGCTGGAGCAATATGTTTTGTTTCTGTTTCTTTGTCAAAAGATAAAGTCACAGATACTCCATTGTCTGACCAATACTTCTGTGTTGTTGCAGCAAGACCAATCTTTTCAAACAAACTTACATCCTTCTCTGATCTTGGATGTCCTGAAGATACTGGAAAGTATACTACTGTAGTATTTGCTGATACTAGATCGTCTTCAATTTTATACCCTGCTGCTTTAAATAAATGTAACATTGGATCTGTATTTCCAAAACGAATTGCACGTAAGAAATATTCTCCACCAACAGACCAATGAACTCCTGGAGATGCTCCAGAAAGCAATGACACAGATCCTGAAGGTTTTACTGTAGTTACACGAATTGATTCACGAACACATAGCCATTCTGAATACTGCTTGTCGTAGTGACGAATCTTATTGTATCCTTCGTCCATCCATTCTCTGGTTGTTGGCATTCCATTAATATCGGTAAATGATGCAATACCAGTTAATGATGTTCCAATTCTACGGTTTCTTTGCATGATACCGTTTGTAATTTGCCAGTGTGTTGGAAGTAGAGTTACAGTTTTTCCATAAAGATATGCAAATTTCAAGGTACGCATAAAATCTTCTTTATCTGTATGACGATTTAAATGAACCTCAACTAATGTACATAACTCATAAGATTCTAGTGGTTGTTCTGCACAAGGATTGAATCCCATAACACGATAGTCTTTTCCATCTGCTGGATCTGCTAGTCTTCCATAATTTCTTGCAACATCAAGCCAAATAAAACCAGGCTCTCCATTATCTGCAATTAAATCCACATAATCTTCATAATGAGTTCCAACTTCAGCAGAGATAGAGTTATTACTCATCCATGCCCAACCTGGATTTTCTGAATCAAACGAGTTACGATCTGGAAATAGTTCTGAATTTTTAAGATTAATAAAATCTTTATCGTTTGGATTTCCAAGAGCAAGTGTTGCAGATCTGCGAACATTGCCAGAAACAACACACGTTCCAATAAGATTTACAATATCTACAATTGCTCTAGAATCAAACTTCTCTCCTGCTCTAGAGCCAATTACTTTACGGATCATTGTATGTAGATCCATTAATGGTTTTGGACCGCTTGCAACGCCACCAAAGCCCTTAATTGGGGCTCCTAGAGGGCGTATCAGATCATAGTTAAATTCTTGAATTGGCTGATTTGCTCTTAAGAATGAATTGAGCAAAAGTCTAACGGATTCTACCCATCCTTCACGAGTATCTGGAATTTCATATACAGATGCTGGTTCTGTTGGTGCATAGATGGATAGATCTTTTTCTTGACCTACCGTGTCAAATCCAACTCCAATACCAAGCATTAATGCATCCATAACCCAGGCAAATAAAGATCCTGGATCGTTACGATCAATGTCTCTTGTTGAAACCATTGCACAGTTTTGAAGAGATGCAGAGTTTTTTCTTTCCATTGTCATTGGGGTACCAAAAGCCCAAAGACCTCTTCCTGGAGGTGTCCACTTAAGATTAAACATACGGTCATATGCTTCTTGTGCTGATTTTTGTGCTTTATAGTCATTCCAAGGCAGTCTGTTTTCTTTTGCATGGTTCTTCTGTACTGAATACATACCCTCGATTACTCTTTTACAAACCTCATACCATCTTTCCTTAGTGCCGTCATCTTTTACACGGGAATAAGTACGAACAAAGGTAATCTCTCCTAATGAGTTTCCACCTGCATCTTTGAACCCAAATGGTGGCTCAATCTCTATATATTTATTTACAAAATCATCAGAAAAGCGAAAAGAAAATACGTCAGACATAATACCCCTTAAATTTAATTATATGTTTTATTATAGCAGAGTTTTTATTTTTTAATAACTCTCAATCTTTAGAATAGGTAGAGATTTAATTTTTTAAAAATACTACTCCAGTAATTTCCAAGGATTGGGAACAGTATTGGTCGGTGATGATCCATACAATGGTTGAATATCATAAGCAATTGTAATTCTTTGTTTATCAAAATACCAATCATCTCGTCCGTGAGGATGTCCCGTTTCTGAAACAATTAGCCTATTGTTTTTATTAACATTTTCAAATAATTCTGTTCCGTTAATTTTATAAAATGTAGTTGATGGTTCCGCATTTACACAGTAATAACCATGAAAAATTGGAGCACCAGTTCCTCCTACGTGATCATGAAAATGATTTTCATGTTTTATTGGTGATACCCCAGCAGTTCCTTTTGACGATGAGTCTATATTAAACCAACCATGAATCATGTAATTGTGTTTTATAAAATCAATACCATAATATTCACAAGCCTCTTTTGTGGCATCAATTAATCCATTAAAAAGATTTTTAATATTTTCATTGTCAAAATCAAAGACATTGTAATAATGGTCTAATTGGCTTGGTGCTCCCTGACCCTTTTTTGTATATTTTTCAACTTTATCTAGAGGAATATTGGCAAATTGCTTATTTATAATTTCATCTTCTTTTAAAGATAAAAAGTTAAAAAGATTGTCTAAATCATTATCTAAATACCGTTCAAAAAATTTATGTGGTTTTTTTAACATAAAGGAATCCAGTGTTGTTCTTGGCTCATTAAATCTCTTTGAAGATTTTTTAATGGAAGAATATCATATGCAACTGTAATTCTTTTGCCTTCCCATTCCCAATCATCCATAGAATGTGGATGGCCCATTTCAGACATAATTAAACGATTATTTTTATTAACATTATCAACATGAGTACCATTAACACTATATTTAGTAATAGAAGGCTCTGCATTTACGCAATAATATCCATGAAAAAGATTTTCATTGCTTGGTCCATGATCATGCCAAGTTAATTTTCCTTTATTTGCACTGTTTATATTAAACCAACCTTGAATGAAATAATTTTGTTTTGCAAAATCAATTTCATAATATTCACAAGCCTCTTTTGCAAGAGTTGAAATTTCTGTATATAAATTTCTTATTCCAGTAATATAAAATTGAAAAACATTATAATCTCTCCATTTAATTGTTGAAATACTGTTTGAAGATAGCCAGATGTCTTTTGTATTTACTTTATTGCCATCTTTAATAATATCGTATCTTTTAATTAATTCATCTGAAAGTTCTTCTAGGTCATTATCTAAATACCGTTCAAAAAACTTATGTGGTTTTTCTGTCATTTAATCTCCCATTGTCTATATTAGTATACCATCATTGATATTGTTTTTTTTTCCAAAACTTTAATCTATATCCATTTTCAAAGGTCGAGCGTAAGTTTTTTCTTTGTTCATATAATAATCCAGTGTCAAAATCTTCATTAATTTTAGATTGCCATTTTTCTCTTTTGAATGGAATAACTTGAACTATTGGAGTTCCCTGTTTAATAACTCCTTTATAATTTTTTTTAACAAAATAAGATAGGAGTCCATCTGAATAAAAATTATCGCTATCAATTATTGCTGGTACTGCTTGAATTGGCAAATCATGATGCATTGGTGGCATAAACAAAGTACTATATCCTTTTGGGGTTGACACAAGCCAAATTGGATGAATTCTTAATAAATTATCTAAATATAAATCTTTATCTAATGGGTATTCAGATATTTGTAATGTAGGGTGAACTCCTAAAATTGGTTGATTTAATTTTCTAAATGGTTCGGGAATTTCAATTAATGTTTTATTATCTGTTGTGTCTATATAAATATCAACTGGTGCTAGTAAAAAATAACCACTTGTCATCCCATCAAAAATTGCTTGACATTTTTTTACAGTTAATTGCATTACTCCATTTACCAAACTCCTATCATTATTATAATGACTAGGTTGTTTTTTATACCATTCGGGAACATTAGCAATTGCTGGCTTTGGTTCTGGAAATATTTTTATCATTTTTGGATAGGCAAGATCAAATTGAATAATAGGATCTTTATTAAACCATTTTATAACATTTTTTATCATGTAATAAGTATACTACATTTGATCTTTTGTGTCAAAAACCAACATATTATCTGTAAAGAAGTTGTCGTATGGCTCACAGTTAATAGAATAAACTGTTTCTTCATAATCAATTGCCTCTACAGAAATGATTGCTTCAAAATC